TAAAGAACACCATAATACATAACACAGATTATCAGGAAATCGTGAAAGAGTATGATAGTCCTACTACCCTATTTTACTTTGACCCTCCGTATTCAAAGAATAAAAAGGGTTGGGGATACGAAAACGAAGTTTCGCTTGAAAGTATAAAAGATACTCTTTCCAAAATCAAAGGAGAGTTTATTTTATCCTACGATTACTCTCCTGAAATTGTGAATGAGTTTAAAGAATATACAATTATAGAAGTGGATACGAAATATGAGACAACACAAAAATACTCAACGACAAAAGAAATTGTTGTTCTCAAACATCAACCAAATACAAACCCCTCTCCTTGAACTTCACATCTATAGGTTGTCTCAATATCTTATCTCTATTCTTCTGTTCGTAAGCATTTATATCTCTTGCTAATTCCGCCAAAGTTTTCTTACCCCTCTCCTTTGTTGTTATTGGTATGCCGTATTTACTTGCGTAATGATGATACTTCTTTAACGCTTTCTCCTGTGTAGATGGTTCAGCAGTATAAACTAATCTACCTGTTCTTTCAACTTTCTTATCCTTACCTGATGCCGACAAAATTGATGGTGGTTCGTATGGTGGTTTGTATTCATACTTTCCAATAATGTCTTGTTTCTTTTTCAATTTTTTTAATTTCATTTTAAATATATCCTCATCAATATCAAAAGCGAAGGTTGGGAACTTTTCTTCATCAAACTCCGCCTTTATGGTATAGTCATTATCAGGAAATACAAAATCTCGCTCATCAGTTATATTAATCCTACCTCGTGCTTTTGGTTCTAATCGTTCAACATCACGACGGATTTCCATCCTACTCGGTGTCCTCAATTTCACAATCTTCATCTTCTTTTATATCCTCTTTAGATTTTATTTTTAGATGTTTCATTTGAAAACATACCTTTATACTATTGAAATCATTATTAAACTTATTTGTATCTTCCACTCCTACGCCGTGTAAAGTATTCTTCACAATCTTTCTAAATGAGGAGCATAGAACATATGCTTCACCTGTCTCGTATATTTGATTGAAAAACCTGATTACATTCCCTTCCTCAATATTCTTATCAGTATTCGCTGTATAGTATTCATAAACATCCTGTTCTCTACCATCACCTATTCTGTAGTATATTTCCTTACCACCATCTTTTTTGTTCTTAATACAAGTATCTATCCACTCTTCGTTTAATGTTAGTATTTGACTTCTACCATTAATACCTTTGAACTTAAACTTACTCTTCCATTCCCCTTTCTTCGCCCAAGAATAACTCCACGATTTCTTTTCAAGACAATAGAACAGATACTCATCACCTTCATAATCAGCAAGTTCATCTTCAAAACTCCCAAACACTTTGGAGTTTGGATCATAGATTAGATGGTCTCTATACCTCGCATCAACTTCACATACTTCTTCCCAGCAAGGCACTTTGACTTTATCCTTCTTCACCCAATCATACCATTTCTCAAAATCACGATGGCGGAACTTACTCGCATCTGTATCTGTATAAAATAGATTACTCTTCCCCACCTTTGAGTATGACATCTCATACATATATCGTTTTGCGTAGTCATAGATTAGAACTCCCAAGTAAATCGGTCGTTGGTCTTTTATCAAACTCTCCTCACTAACCTCATAAGTAAGGAACACACTTTCACCTACGATATTAATATAGTTAATGCTGGTCGCCTTCTTTTCTATCTCAAGGAAATCTTTTATATTATCAACCGAAGTTGTCTTCTCGGTATGTAGTCCTTCAATCACCTTTCCACTCAAACTATTCATAAGGAGTTTCAAGGTCTCACGCAAAGCAGGATTGTAGTTAGGGTTCTTCTGCTTATTGAAAGTATCCTGCTCGTTCTTTGCTTTCATAAAGTCAAGAAGAAAACCAAACATATCACAGGACTTTTTCTTATCACTAAAGATAAAACCATTCCTAATATCAACCTTACAACCATACTTCAATAGGAGTTCTATCATCACATTAGACAATAAGTAATTACCTATCACACCCTCATAATCCCACTCATTAGATATTTCTGTTTTGTAAGCATAGATGTTAGGCAGGTTCTTATCCTTCAAACAACTTTGGTCTATATCGCAATAGTAGAAACCAATCGTGTCTGCTCCTCTGTATGTAGATACTCTTTCAATCTTACCACAAGGATAGTAGCAATTGTGAATACTCATAACATAAGGATACAGAGAACACACATCAGTAGAAACCATTCGCTCTTCTATTTTTTGAACCCCATTAAATAGTTCAACCCTTCCCGCAATCTTACAACTCTGTAGGTCTTTGTATTCCTGTAGTTCAAGTTTCGGTAGTTCATATCCTTTCTGCTTCTTTGTATCACTAAAAACTTTCCAAATCAAACTTCCAATTGTTTTTGTAGAATGTAATTCTTTCGCATAAGGTTCAGTAGCAGGAATATTCGTCAAAGCAATTCTATACTTTTGAAATAACACAGCAGTAGCAAGAACATCAAACTCGTTGTATGTCTTCAACTCCTCATTCGTCATAATGAACTCCATTAGTTTTCCTTCCTTATGTAGTTGCTGTGCTTTGTCGTGTGAGAACTCCAACTTCTTACAGCATTTAATTTTGAAACTATCACAATTGTTTTTCAAACTTCCTAACAGGTGTTTATGTATATCAAAACATTCGTGCGTCTCATTAACCCAAAAGTTAAGCAGAGAACTTCCTGAATAGAACACGCTGGATACTTTGTAATCTAATTTGGATAGATGCTCGTTGTGTTTCAACAAAGCATTCAAAAGGATAATGTTGTCAAAATTACAATTGTTAAATCCTACAAACACAAACTTCTTATCCGCCTGATTTTCAATCAACCATTTAATAAATTGTTCGCTACAATCATATCCCATAAAAGTAATACATTTATTTTTACGAAGAGTATCAATCATATCCTTACGCTCATTAAAATCATCTTTCTCAAGTTGGATAAGTTCTTCTTCGTTCAATCGTAGGATAGAAACAGAATATTCACGCATACAAGTATTCCTATCAAAGTCAATAATCGTTTCATAGTCAAAGAACAAATACTCAACTTCCTTTACAAGTTCTTCCTTCTTCAATTTGTTAATAACAATTTGTTTAGGAGTGAATAAAGTTCTATCACCTTTCATAACCTTACATTCCGCAGTTAGATATATATCATCTTCAAAAGTTAGTTTCTCACCTATGGATATATCAAAATGTTTATTGAACTCGTCATATATTATTGTGTATTGTGCCTCCTTTACTTTATGACAATAAACAGGTTCTAACGGCAAACCCTCATATATCCTTTTTCTGTATGTTGGTATTTCAAAACCTTTCTTGTTTGTAATGATATGCTTCTCCAAACCCTTACCTTTGATTATCTCATCGTGAGGTGAGTGTAAATGGATAGTATTCAAAGCAACATTAATAGGAAGGTTGTTCGCTATGATTACAGACATTATGTTTTCAAGTGTTAGGAGTTCTTCGGGTTTTGATTTATCCCAACCACATTTTTTCATACACTCCCAACCACAAACCTTCCTCATACTTTTAATACCCTCGCATTTGAAAATAATATCTTCACTCCTACTAAAACCTGATGTATCAACATAAGTCATATAGAAAGGTTGGAACAATAATTCGTATTCGCTTTCATTCAAAGGGTCGCTTCCTGTCAAACCTCTTGTATTGATTTCCTCAATCGCTCTTTCAAACTCTTTGTATGATTTCGCATAGGATATAGGTAATGTTCTACCAAGAACTTTGTTGCTGTCTATCGCCTGATACATAAGGATAAAATTAACAGCACCTTTCTTATTCCTATTGATTGCGTTAAACAAATCTTTCAAATCACTTATTCCTGAATAGTAAAATTGTTCTTTGTCAAAAACTCCTGTCTTTTGGATTGACTTCTTACTTACAAGTTTCAAAGCAGATTTCTTTTTAGTAGGGTCGCCTCCTACGATTACATTTTGGTCTGTCGGTATAACACCTCTTTTCTTTGAAGCAATAGGTTTAACCTTTCCTGCTCGTTCAACAACTTTTTCACGAATAAACTTCCTCCACGCATCACCACCTTCAACCAAGTTCCTACCCTTATATGTAGGAACAATCTTATACTTACTCGCAAGAGAGGAGTATTGGGAAGTTTTCAAACCCGACTTCGCATCGGCGAAGGAGTTTAGTTTTAATGCCCGAAGAGCGTTTCTAAATGAGTTCATATTGACGCTTTATAATATACCTAAATAAAATAATTATCGCCAAAAATTAATAAAAATATAGATATTTAGTAAATTGCCTAAAATTGATAAAAATTGCGATATTCGCATACTACCCCCTTTGACTTTTTACAAAAAACACCGATTTTAATTTTCGCTTGATAAATGGTCTCATTATTTATCAACCGACGAAATATTTTGTGATGCTAAACGAAAATATCGCTGTCATAATAGGGTTTATCGCAGAACTCTATACCCTCATCATACATTCCCTTACCTATCTGCTTTCTCGGATTTTTGAGATTATATGTGCTTCTATTCTTATATTGGACTTTTGTATTCATTTGGGTTTGTGGATTATATCCTACCGCCTTTATCTGCTTTGGATATTTAGCAGGTCTTCCTACAGGTTTCTTATTTGCTATTCTTGCTTGTCTTGCTTCCTCTCTTTGTTTTTTCTTATCTGCTCTCCCTTCTTCAATCGCTTTCTTCTCCCTATATCTCCTATTTGCTTCCTTTGCTCGTTCATTATACTTCTTCCTCCATTCGTCATTTTGACTTAACTCCCTATACAACTTCATTTGGTATTCATTATACTTATCCTGCCCTGCTGGAGTTTTTCGCCATTTATAAACTGCCTCCCTATTTTTCTCGGCGGTTAGTCCTAAACCATATTTCTCATCAACAACTTTTTTAGGATTAATAAAAACAGAAGGAGTAATACCAAATTGCTCTCCTAACTTGTTCTTATCAGCAATTCGTTTTTTAATTACTGGAGCGTTCTTAATCATTCCACTTTCTAAAATAGCATTCTGTTCGCTTAAAGGGATTTGGAATACTCCATTATGCGTGTCCTTCGCATACTTCATAAAAGGTTTTTCAAAAATATCCACCATCTAATAAATACAACTATATAGTTCCTCAATATTATATTTTTGTCTTTCTTCCATATATTTTATCGCAATACACTTTCTATGATATTTTTTACTACCTGCTCTCATCATAGGAGTTTCGTGTATCCGTTCATAGCATTCAGCACACACATTATCAGGGTCTTTGTATCCAAATGTCAAATCAACAACCACACATTTCTTCCCTTTCTTCCTTGTTTTGTTATTCATAGCGGTTTAAAAAATCCTTTTAATATAGTGAGATTTTTTTTTGGATCATCATCAAACATTTCTAAAAACCTCCTAAAATCGTCAAAATAGGTTTTACTATATTGCTTGTGTTCCAAACAATAATCACACGCCAAACAATACCACCCGCACTGACTACTATTTATATTTTGGATTTGTCTATCATTCCGCACTACCTTCGGTCGTAATGGTTTTACAAACTCCAACACATCTTTCGGCATATACACTCCAAAAGGGTCAAAGTAAATAGCACCTACCTCGTGTTTCTTCTCCATCAATTTATACTCATCATCATCTTCCTCACTTGTATCAACTTCCTCATCTACATTATCATCACGGAGTTTATCACTAAATATTTTTAGGAAAACCCAATGACTTCCTGAACCAGCATCTTCATCTTGGAGATTGATTACCCAACTCCCAATCTGTCTCTTCTGTCCTTTGAGTTCATCTTTGCTTACAACATCTACTAACGGGAGTTTCAATTTTCCCGCTAATCTTTTTAAATCATAATTACTTAACATTATTATATTATGATTAGAAAAATAAATTACATTCCTTCACCAAGTATGGCGGGTCTGCCGTAATAACCTGTATCTCGCCTTTCCTTTTCTACCCAACCTGAAAAAGGATTGGAAGGGTGAGGTTCATACACATCAGGTAGGACAGCAAAGCGATTATGAGGATAATGTTGTTCTTTTTGATATTTATTAGCAATATCATCCAACATACCATTACCACCTTTGAATATACTTCCCACCATATTTTTCAAACCACCAATCAAACCTGACTTAAGATGACTGCCGTGTTCCTTATCAAACTTATACAACTTCTTCGCACCATCTACCGCCAAATCCTCAAACACATCTCCAAAAATACCCGAACCCATAACATTCCCACCACGAAGAACAACACGATTACCACGAGTTTTAATCCGCTTACCCAAATTAGTAGCACCCCGTTTCGCTAATGCTAATGCGTTCTTTTTTGTAGGATTTTTCATAAGTTCCTTCGTAAGTTCGTTAGTTTGTGCTAATGCTTCTTTTCTTAACGCTTGACTTGTATTTCCTAAAAGTCCAATTAATTCTTTATGTTCTTTTAGATAATCACTACCTTTCATAACAACAGGGTTCATTTTTATAATAGGATAAGAAAAGATTTACGGACCAATTCCATAAAGACCACGACCTCCCGAAGCACCTCGCATTTGAATAGCACTATGACCCCGACTATCAGCAGGACGAATACCCAAAAGTCGCACACCACCATAACCGCTTCCAGTTCCTCCTTCTTGAGCGTAGGTAGTAGGAGTAAAAGGGTTCATAGCAGGAGCAGTAGGATTTTGATATGGTGAGAGTGTTTGTAATGTAGAAGAAGGTAGAACACGAGGGTTAGGACGAAAATTAGCAACAGGAGCATTTCTAACCTGTGTAGAAAGAACAGGAGCATTAAAAGTATCCGCCATAACACGACGATAAGGTCTTGACTGCCTTACACCCTCTCCACCCATAGGATTAGGGAGGAGTTCGTCAGCAATATCCGCAGGTTGTTTCATTTTACGCTGATAAGGTTTCTTCAATCGTTCCAAAGCATAATCCTTCGCCTTATCACCAATCTTCTTCGCACCTTTCTTAACTGCTTCCTTCTTATCACCACCCGACATCATCGCTTCCAAAGCAACACTCCTAATTTCAGGTTTGAGGTTGTCAATTGCTTCCTTCACCTCTTCAACGACAAGGTCTTTCGCTTCCTTCTTAATTGCGTCAGCACTTTCTTCAGTTAAGTCATAGTCATCAAGTTTATCTAAACCATAAGCACCTGCTTTCTTCATAGCAAGTTTAACCGCCTCTCCTGCGGACTTACCAAACTTCTTTTCAACAGCAGAACCAATAACATTCGCCAAAGGTTCAAGAACCGCCTTTCCTGCCTTTACTCCCAAATCTTTCGCTGCCTTCTCTCCTCCAACCAAATCAACAACCTTCTTCGCACCTTCCTTTATCTTCTGTCCTGCTCGTTCAGCACCCGCCTTAATGTCATCAAATATTCCTTCACCTTCATCATAATCACAATCCATACCCCTTCCTTTCCTTCGCATAGCACGGAGTTTCGCCATATGTGCTTTCATTTCAGCAGAACCTTTCTTCATACCTCTACCACCCCTCGCACCCATCACGCCGTATAGTCCGTGTCCTCCACTTGAGGAAACACCATACAACCCCAACCCAAGTTCGTCAGCAAGTTTATCAGTCCCAAGTTTAGTTGCCTGTCCTGCCGCCGCACCAGCAACCGCTCCTAACACAGGATTAGCACCAGCAACACCCGCAGCGATGCCTGTCAAACCTCCTACCGCAGCGGGAATAGCATCACGGATAATAAAACGAGGAGCAGTTTGAGTAAAGAAGGTAGGAATATCCTTCGTAAAGAAACTACCCACATCATCAAAGAAACCTTTGCCGTGTTTGTATGTTCCCAAAATCTCGGGTTGAGACATAGATAGACGAACACCTTTCCCATTCTTATAGGCGGTCATCATCTTACGAGCATTCATAGGTGTAAGAGTAATCACAACATTACCCGCTCCTGAACCCATATTTGAGTGAGACACATTTACAGGTTTTCCTTTGATAAGGTTAATCTTCTGTGCCTTCGTCAAATGAAGTTGATGAGGGATAATCTCCATAGCAGTTTTCGGCATATTGTAGTTTATAATATATAGAAATATTTTATTCCTAAATATCATAAGGATTAAAATACAAGGAAATAATACCTATGGAATAATCTCCATAATTCTACACCTCGTAATTTCCATATCACGCATATTAGAGCATCTGTCAGCATACTCCGCTTTCTGCTCTTCTGCGTATTGTCCTTCAAATGTTTTCTTTGGGTCAAAGATAAGAAGTCCAAATATTTTCAATTTGTATTTCATCGGTTTATGCCTTAATACTCCAGTAATCTTTTCACCATTCTTCATTCGTAAGGTGATAGGAGAACCTTTTTTATAGTCGTTGAGATAATCTTCGTTTTCCATTTTTTTTATATATTATTACTATATTTTATTTTTTGTCTTTAAATCATAATTTCCTAAATACTTTGAAAAATCAAATTGTTCGCCAATCATTTTATATTTCCTAAATAAAGCAAATATAAAAATAAATACCGACAAGGGGTTTTGATCCACCTGACCTGCGAATTATGAGTCCGCCGTTCTCCCGCTGAACTATGTCGGTCTATGAGTGAAGAATTACTCCGCTTTCACAACAACAAGGAAACGCAAAGCAATCTCTTATATTAATTAAACATTATTTTTCTTCCTGTTTCGCCTTCTTAACCGCCATTTCCTTAATTAGTAATGGTTGAGGAGGTTTAACGCTTCTTACTAAAGCACCGATGGTTTTTACTCTATCGTCTTTTCCTAACATCTTATACAATAAGAGAAGATTTTATTCCAACCTCGCTCCTGTTTGAATGTCAATAGTCATACGACGCTTAAACTCAACGAATACCATCAGGTCAATCGTCTTCAAACTAACATTCTGCCCGATGATTTGGACTGAACGAGAAACTCCTACCTCACTCGGCAAAATCCTCGCACAATTGCCGTAGTAATAACGCATACCCTTTGAGAAGTCGTCCTCACTAATCAAACCCGAAGTCAAACCAGTAGTCAAGTTTCCGTTCAACTGATTAGAGGACTTAAGTTCCTGATTGAACTGCTCGTAGTCGTAAAGTTGGTTGTTAAGAAACAGATTAACACCTGAAACAAGGATATTGAAGTTAGTCAAACCGATAGGGTCAGGAGTAGCACCTGAAGTGGTGTTGGAGGCGAGAAGAGTGCTCCAAGCAGTTCCGTTGTATGTAGCACCTTGAGTGGTAGTTCCTGCCGAGATGAAAGGAACAACAAGAACGGACTGAATATCCTGAATACCATTCGTAACGAGGAAGTTAAAAGGAGAGTTAGGGTCAATCTTGGTAAAAGAATACTGAAAGATGTCCGTGTATTCAACACGCTTCGTAGGAGCAAGAGACAAATAACGCTGTTCCGCAATAGGATTGAACTTATAAACAGGGGCATACAAACGACAAGCGGTAAGTGCGGACTGACCTGCCTGATATCCATTAATCGCCTGTGAGGAGTTAGTATTCTTAAAGATGGAGCAAGAAAGAGTGTAAGTGTCAGCAGGTAAAGCAGAACAACCACAACTAATTTGAGCGGAAGAAACCATAAGAGGATTAGTCAAACCACCGAGAACTGAAGGAGAAGAAAAGGTAAGAGTATCGTAAGTAGGAGTTGCTGAAATAGTTCCTTTAGCGATAGTGAAGGACTGAACTGCCTGATTGGTGTTAATTTGGAAACGCATAGTAGAACCCTTAAGAAGAGGAGTTTTGTTAAAGTAATCACTCAAATCCTTAAGACGAAGTTTAGCATAAACACACCAAACAATATTACCAGATGCGTCCTGTGTCTTTTGTGCGGAGCGATAAAGTGCCTCACAACCAGCATAACTCATAATTGAACCCTGATTGAGACAACCCTTTCCTTCAATCTTTCCAGTAAGGTAGTTATTAGTCGCTGAACCGAGAGAAGCAGAAAGAGCAGGAGTGTAGTTCAAAACGGACTGACGCTTAAGAAGACCCTTATTATGAGAACTCTCACTATTAAAGAACACACTATCGCTAATACCACCACTTCCACCACTACTCGTGGATAAACTATCCCCTGCTTGTGCGGTAATTACATAGTCAGTAGTGGAATCACGAAGGAGGATTGGTGCTTGACGATTGTTAGAAAGACCAATACCCGAAGAAAGAAGGAAGTTAGTGTTCGCTGCGGTAGGAGGGCAATATCCCCAAGAAGACGCAGTATCAGGATAGAAACCGATGGTTGCTCCCTCATTCTTAACATCATCTTTGCTAAAAGAAGTAAGTGCCTTAAAACTCCTAAACACATTTAAGAAAGGAGTTTGCTGAACGATGTTTTGGTTGTTAAACTCAACAGACATAGAGTTAATCATATTCCAATATCCCGACTTCAACGCCCAAGCGTAAGATGCCTCTAAAGGAGAGTTTCCTGAAGCATCGCTTCCTGAAACAGGGAGAGATGCGGGGAGAAGGGAGGTCAATTGAACGACTAAAGGCATTACAATATAACCTTCACTCCAATTCACATATCCACCAGCGTTAGACAAAGGAGTAGTGTCTAAAATAACCTGCGAGGTGTAGTTTCCTGTGTTGTTGTCATTCACATAAATCCACTTTTTGGAGATAAACTCCGATTGGTCTATTTCGGCATTAACCGCTTCCTCAAAGACGAGATTATCCATAGATGCTTGTTATAAACTATATTAATAAAAAAAAAATTAATAAAGTTCCTAAATAAAAAGTTAAAGGTTCATCGTTATATAACTTTTTGGACGAGTTGTCTTAACTTTCAATCCTTCCATACTTTTTGCTAAACTTGGGGTCATTACTTTATAAGGATGGTCTGCCTTAATATCCATCACTTCTTTTGGAATGCCTTTACCTTCCTGTCTTTGACTAAATAGTCGCTTAAAGTTATGCCCTTTATTAGAAGCAACCCTAAAACCTCCTTGTGCCTTCTGTCTTGGAAATACAATCATTATGCCTTTATATTCTATGGAAATATTATTATTTTATTTTCGTTTTATTTAGGAAAAATAAAATATTGCTAAAATATATAAAATGTTTGGTTCTTTAGTAAATTGGTGGTATAAGGATTACAACTCCTTAAAAGAAGAGTATGAAAAACTCCTTAATGAGTTTGACGAGTATATCACTATGTATGAAGAAATAAATACGAAGCACGAACAACTTAAGGAAGATTATGCTAAATTAGAACAGCAAAAAATTACAATCTGTAAAGGTCAGTATCTAAAATCCCGAGCAATCACAGAGGAACTTCCATTAGGAAACTTTAGAGCAATCTACAAACCTGATGAGGAATTGTTTTGTATCCTAAATGACGAAGGAAAGGAAATAGTATCAACATCAAACTTTCAACTCTTACTTAATTGGATAAGAAGTGAAACAGAAAAGATTACGAAAGCAAAAGGTCATCTCCCAAAGTCAATTAATAGTTTCTTCAAGGTTTAGAAATCATCTTCCCTGTTCTTAAGACAAAGTGTAATTAAAGTATTTGGATCTTCAAAAACTAATGCCCTTCCAAGTTGGTCTCTAAACTCAATAGTGAATTGTGTATATGCTCCGTCGCTACATTTATTCCAAGCAAACTCATATGTCTTAAAGTTCTGTAAAGTTCCAAAACCCGCATCAGTAGGAGTAAAACTAAAAAGAAGTTGAGACGGAACAACAGCAGAGTTATTAACAAGAGAACAGAAAACAAGAACAGAGGAGTAAGGTGTAATCTGTGGTGCTAAATCACTTAACTCGCTTTGTGCTGAAGTGAATGCTGGAGTTTGAACCTGTGCTGGTGGTGTGCCTGTGATTGTTCCTGCGGGATATTGTCCTGCGGTATAACCAATAAGCAGACCAAACTCATTATTAGCAGGGATAGTAATGTAAGGAAGAATAAGAGAAGTAGGCAACGCCCAAGTAGGAGAAGCAGGTAAAGTCCAACCATTAGTAGTTGCGAGTGTAGCGGATATGACATAGTTATTAATTTGAACTGCGTATTGAGATGAGTTAATTACCATCTCCAAAAGATAAACAAAATCTCCTGATGATGATGCTATTAAATAATGTCCGTTTTGTATCATAGTGAATTGTAGAAACTCGTTAATCTGCGACACTTCATAATATCCATCGGGAAAGATTACCTGATGAACTGAACCATCAACCCAAGTATAACTAAACTGATTATTCCTATATGCCGATGTAATGTTAAAGGCACTCCAATACATACTAATCTCCGCAATCGCAATATAGTCATCTTTCACAACAAACGAACCACGAGGAAACTCATAGACAAATACAGAGTTCCCACTATTCGGTTTTAGATTTTGTGAGTTAAGGATAAGCGTCTTCATATTGATTTATATATTATCAATATAAAAATATTTCTAATTTTCCTAAAATACAGATAGTTCTTGTAATAGGTTCATACCTTCTGCTTTATGTATTCTTCCTGTGTTGAGGAACTTTACAATCAAAGACCGCAACTCCTTAACAAGTTTGTCGCTATTATTACCAGCAATCAATTCACCACGAAGGATATTGAACCTATCTAAATCTTTCTTCTCATCATCAGTATTACTCCTTTTCATTTTGAATGTTTCTAATAGTCCTGCTCCTGCTACTGCTCGTTCAAAGTAGGATATTTCGTGAGGAGGGAGTTTCATTAACGCTCGTTCATTCACAGATTTCTTCTCTAATGTTTCCATTATAAAGTCCTTAAAGTCATCGCTTATTGTAATCGGTTTGAGTGTTGGGATTGCTCCTAATGACTTGTATTTGATATTAAGAGTATTCTTATTATGAAGTTGAGGAAGATGGATCGCATACTTTCCAAATTGAGCGTAAGTAGGTTTGGATTGAACTTCTATACCTCCACCAATCTTCCTTTTTGGAACAATACCTTTCCTAACAGGTATTCTTTTCATACCAACACCAAACTCAACATTTCCTCTTTGCTCGGAGGCATTACCAAAAGTAGGTCGGTTTCCTGTATCAGCATCTAAAATTGTATTTACACCTGCTTCGTGTAAATCTATAATTCCTTCTATGATTTTGTTTTTCATTTCTTCAAGTGTAGCATCTTTTTTAATTTTCATCTGTCGCAAACCATTCGCTTCCAACCTAACATTAACCTTACCAAACAACTCGTTTAATACTTCCTTATCCATACCGCCTTTAGAACCCCTACCCGAAAACTTTGCTAATCTTGCTTGGAGGAGTTGTCTATAACCCGCCTTAACCTCTTCTTCTCGCATTTTACTCAAACTCCTTGATGCTTCTTCGGATGCTCGTCGTTGTCTTATTTCGTCTGCTTCTATTTGTTCTTGTGTTGGTGCTACATACTCTCTTTCTGCTTGTAATGCTTCGTTTTCCTGTTCTACAAACCCTCTCATTCTAACTACTAATTCGGGTGTCATCGTAAAAGGGAGATATATCGTTCGTCCCATATAACCTTCACCATCAACTACTCCACCAAAGGAACGAGAAAACTCTACCATCGCTCTTTGCGGGTAATCACGAGGGTTTGCGTATTGAGGATATTTTATATCCCAACTATCTTGAGGCATTAGGAGTGTTCTGTTTATATCCAAACCCGCTCTAACATAGTCGGGTAATACTTCTTCATTACGCCCAACAAAATCATAAGCAGAACCTCCACCACCAGCGTAATCACTCCTATCAGCAGAACCACCTCCAGCACCTCTATCACGCCACATTTCTCTTCCTACAGGGTCATTTTCTCCTCCTTGAAAGTTTCGCAAATGTTGCTCCTCTCTCATCATATCCGCTCCATCTTCTAATTCTCTTTCTTGTAGTCCTATATTATAAGTAGTTTGAATAAAATCATCCATATTTCTACCTGTCCTATTGAATAGTTGATTTAATTTAACAATCATATCTCTCAAATCAGCACTATACAAATAACCTCCTCTCAAATCAGTATCATTTATACTTGCTGATAAACCCTGAAATCCTTCGTTAGTTGTTGCGTATTCTTCATCTTGAGGATATGCTTTTCTAATCTCACCAACATACTTTCGGAATAATTTTTGAAACAATTGTATTTCTTTACCTAATATGTCATCTGCTAATTCCTGTTCTTCAACAATCATTCTAACATTTTCTTCTTCTTGTTCTTTAAATCCTACTGCTTGGTTTATAACATCACCCAACAATTCTCTCGCCATTTGTTGCGTTTCCGCCATCCTTGCGAATTGCCCTCCTGCTAATTCACCTAATCTTTCCATTTCAACCACCGCCTCACCATTCCTTATTGCTTCACGAACACCTGTCATAATTGCTAATGATTGGTCGCTACAACCTCTAAATTGGATTTCAATTTGATTAAGCATCGCTCCTAATGTCGCCTGATTAACATCTCTCCCCATTTGAGACAATTCATCAACACCAATTACTAATTGTCCTTGTCCTGTTCCTTTGTATAGCACATTATTCATCTTTACAATATCAGCAGAAGTAGGACATTTTGTATTATTGAATGCGGAACTTAACATCTTAAGCGTAGATTTCTTTACTATTTGGTTTAGTTTATTCATAAGGTTCAATTCCTCTTGTGTAGGCATCGCTCTTGATACTTTAACAATTAACAAAGGAAGTTCGCTTCCTGCTCCTTGACCTATAATTCTAATTGCTGTTTGGACTAAACCTGCTAATGTTTGTAATACACCAGCACCGCCACCAACACCATCAGTAGTAGGAATAATCGCCTTTGCTTCAGCGACAGATGAAAATATATTATCACCCCTACCTGTTGCTCTATCAATTGAGAAACCATAGGAACTTTCCAAATGGTTAAAGAAGCGATTGAGATAGTTTTTGATGAACTCTTGGTCTAAAAGTTTGACATTATACTTCTTCATAATATCCGCTTTGATGGTTGGGAAAGAAGCGTTAAACTTAACCAAACCTCCTTCAACTTGAGAAGATAAGTATTGAGCGATTTGAGACGCCATATCAAAAGGGATTTTAAGTTCTGCGAGATTTTTAATAACCAATTGTTCCTGCTGAATGTTGTCCTTAATTAACTCGCTATAAGTTTTATATTGAGGTGGGACTTCTTCAATCTTTCTCGGGTCTTGGAACTTCTTCATCTTGTCTTCCATCCATACCTCATTATCTATAGCAACTTGGAGTAGTCGTGCCGCCTCACTTCTCCTACTCGCCAAATCGGCATTTGACTTTATATTAGCAAAACTCATTTTATAATATAGGATTACAAAATAATTTCCAGAAAGTTTTCATTATTTCCCAAAACAACCAACCCCTCCACCTTCATCTTCGTCTATATCAAATATTTCTGTGAAGTTTTTTCTAAATCTATCCTTTGGTGGTGCTTCTAAATCAACGAGTAGGAAATCTTGTTTCTCTGCTGTTGAACTTTCATATATGTCCTTTAGTTGTGCTTTATCTATTCCTAAAGAATATTCACTCATAATTAATTTTAGGTCTCTAAATGAGGATACTTGTTTTATTATCAAATAGGAGAGATTTTGACGAATGATTTTAGGAACGAGAAAATATGATTGGGATATGTAGATTACCGAACAATTTAACTTCCTCGCACGAATGAAATACTCTTCTATCTTTCCTTGCTGTTTCTCTAAAACGAGGTCATCTAAAACAATTAAGGTTTGCTCCTCTTTATTGAACTTATCTAAATCAGGAAGTCCTGCTATACCTTCTGTTATTGTTAAACCTTGTTCCTTTGTTTTGTCTTCTAAATATTCGTAAAGTGGTTCGTGTTTGTTTTTTGTAATAATCGCTATATTTTGGAATGTAGCACCGAAGTTATGAAGTAAGTTTAAAAGAGTTTGTGTCTTTCCTGAACCCGAATTACCTATGATTAGCATTCTAAAAGGCACTTTAATTCCGTGTAAATTGAAGTTAGGGTTATGTGTTTTTAGGAGATACTTCTTCGGGATTTTCTTATACCAATCAATAAGTTCTGCTTTCCCCTGTTTTTTGGGTTTTTCATCATTAGATTTCCTCATTTTTATATATATAAGGATAAAAAAATTGAGAAATAAATATTTTTTCTCCGAAATGTATATACATTACTTTAGAAATGTCCGTTTATACTAAACCTAATTGGACTGCTATTTTAGATACATACAACCCTGCGAACTTTCCTAATGCTCCAAAAACCGCTTCCGCAACATCAGCAGTAAAGGCACAACAAATCCTTTTGAAATATAAAAAAAAATAATCTTATTATATATAAACAAAATGAGTGAATATTCTCCGCCGAATTGGATAGAACCTTTGCCTATATATAATCCTATTAACTTTCGTCAAACAGCACAATCTACTAATGGTGGTGGTGGTGGTGGGAGTGGTTATTTAAACTTTCCAGTCGCTCAAGGAAGTCAAACGATGAAAAATACTTTAGTGAATGGGAGTTTTCAAGTGTCAGCAAGTCAGTCAATCAATATGGGTGCTAATGTAGTCCAAAACGCAGGAACGCCTGTTAATCCTACAGATTTAGCAACTAAAGCATATGTAGATTTGAATGCTGGAACTCAAAACCTTCAAAGCGTATTAACCGCAGGAAACACTACAGGCAACTTTAATATTGAATATGCTGATACTTATGGTTGTGTGTTTAATGGAACATCAACGGAAAAATGGGTAATGGGTGTAGATCCAAACTCTTTTACTTCTGTGGAGAGTAATGATTTATATGTTGCTGGAAATGCTTTGGATAATTATATGCGTATTGGTAATGCTACAGGCGGAACATTCAGCGAGGTTATGAAAGTAGGTATAAGTGGAGCGAGTGTCAAATCAGTTGCTATTACAGGAACATTATCCGCTACATCTATTACTGATAGTGCTTCTTCTACAGGAACATCAGGACAGGTTTTAACTTGTGGTGGTGGTGGAACTTTGACTTGGGGTTCGGGTGGTAGTGGTGGTGTGGGAACATTAGACCAAGTTTTAGCATTAGGAAATACTGCTACAGGAGCGTATGCTAATATTACTCTTACGGATAGTAGTGCTGGAGGACAATTAAATCCTATCCTAACTCTTACTAATACAAATACTACTGGAAGTGTGGCGTTGGAATGTTATAAAAATAAACCTACTCCTGCTGTGAATGGAGATGTTCTTTTTACTCAATCTGTTTTTGGTAAGGACAGCGGGAATAATAAACAAGAATATACTCGTATAAATCACTCGGTTAGAGATAATACTTCAGGTGCGGAAGACGGAAGTATAGAGTTCGGGTGCTTTGTTAATGGTTCTGTAAATACCTTTTTACAAATAAACGGAAACGAAAATGAGGTTAATTGTTTGAGAAATCTTGATATGGGTGGAAATAATATTAGAACTACTACAGGAAACTTGGGTATTGATACTACTTCTTCTACTGGGGCAGGAGCATTAGGTATTACTACAAAAGGTAATATTACTATAGGAACATCTACGGGTAGTATCTCTACTACTACTGCTGGGAGTAATAGTGTTATTGCTTCAACAGGAGGTATAACTCAAACCGCTACTACTGGGAATGTTAGTATAACCGCTACTTCAGGTGGTATGAACTTAACTGCTGGTGGAACTATGGAGTTAGTTGCTGGGACTGCTGGAGGTATTCAAACAAATCAAACATCAGGAACAAGAACTCAATTGAGAACAGGATACTCAAACTCTTATTCACAAAACTTGGATTACTATCCTTCTTATGTTGTAGAGAATACAGGAGCATCTACATTACTAACACTACCTTATGTTCCGTATCAAAATCTAACTCTTGTTAATGCTGGTATATCTCCTACTTATAATTGGAGTGATGTTGGCGACCCTGTTGGGACTAATCTTGAGACCTTTTATAAAGCATCAAGCGGTTTGGTGTGGGTTGGTGCGGATAATAATATAAAGGTATATGCTGATTTGACATTTACTAACCCTCCTTTATTTGTATTTTCATTAGCATCATCAGCAGGAGCATATTGTTTCCACGAAAGTCAGGGTTTTATGTATGTTGGAGGGCAATTTGCGGGTGTAGCAGGACAACCACAAGCACAATTTAGTTTGTTAAGATTTGCTGGAGCAAATACATCTACTCCTTCTTTTGACCCTATGTTTGATGCTGTTAATGGTATTGAAGGTTTTACAGGACAGATTTACGCTATTACGAGTGATATTTTTGGTAGTTTATATGTCGGCGGACTTTTTGCTACAACTTTTCCTACTCCTATTACTATGTCTAACTTATGTATTGTTGGGAACGCTTATGGTGCTTCAGGAACTCAAACATATACAAATGACACAGGACAATTTTCAACTAACGGAGTTGTTTATGCTATGTATTCTTATAACAATAGCGGTCAATATAACATTTATGTTGGAGGTAATTTCACTAATGTCGCAGGAGGTTTTCAAACAATCCAATATGGAGCGGTGTATTATGTCGGTTGGGGTTCATCACCTCCTACACCTTTTACTACTATAGGACAGGGTAATTTTAATAGTTTGATTAATTCTTTTGCTCCTTCGGTTGTAGCAGGGACTTTATTATTTACAGGTGCTTTTAGTTTTACTGAAAATGGAGAGTTAATTAATTATGGTGGTTGGAGTGAATTAGCAAACCCTTTAACACCTGTTAGGTCGTTTAATATCGCTACAATAGGAGCAAGTGGTTTGGTTAGGAATGGAATAAATCCAAATAACGGACTTTCCTATAACTTTTTCATAACTGACAACAAACAGGTTTGGTATGGGATAGATAATAATAGTTGGGAAGATGGGGGTATTGCTTCTTCTGTATCGGGTAATCCAACAGGTATTATTTGGAATGGAACATCTCCTTATGTTTTAATGCCTAACTCTACTACTGGTGTGAGAGTGGGTGTTTCTTCAACTGCTTCAGCAACATTTGAACTTCCAAGCGAAGCGTTTAGAACAACAGGAGGAACATTTAAAAAGGCATCGTTAGGAGAATACCAATCACAGCAATTCGTAGCAAACAGCACAGGTGAGTTTTACATTCCTGTAGGAACTGCTATAGCGACATTTTCAAATTAATTTCTTAATATATTATAAATATGATAAAACCTATTAAGAAGTTTAGTAATCCTATCGTCGTGAATAGAAGATGGAAAAAGTATAAGGATAAAGACGCATCACCTTTGATGTTAAGTCCTGACCCTGAAAAGAAGTATATGGTGATTACACCTGACAAAAGGATAGTTAATTTCGGGCAGATGGGTTATGAGGACTTCACCAAACATTTAGATCCAGTTAGAAGAAAGGCATACCTTTCCCGTGCGAATGGAATAAAAGGAGATTGGAGAAGTGATAAGTATAGTCCTAACAATCTTGCGATAAACCTTTTATGGTAGAATGTCTATTCTTGTTTCCATTAATGTTTTGTTTGCTGGGTGGTCGGGGAAACTTCTTACAATCATACCTCCGTATTTCATAGGATTACCTGAAGAGTATTTTACTCTACCTCCTCTCACTACAGGTTTCTTTCTATCTATGTGTGGTTTAACTGGTAAAAATGAAGGAAGATTTTTCTCTCCTTTTATTTGCTGTTTTAGATTGAATTGCTCTTCTAATCTCTTCTTCGGTATTTCTTGGAGTGTTGCTGGTGTTTCTCTATTCACTCTAATTGTAGGACGAAATAATGGATAAGCACTTCTATCCTTTTTCTTGAGTAAAGGATTTACATCAATCCATTCTTCCTTAAACCATCTGGTAAGGTCTGCCTTATCTTTATCACCTGTGTATTTACCTCCTCTTCGTTTATATTCTTTCACTATCGCACCCGAAGCAAATGCGGAGTTTTTTTTATATCTACTCATAATGAAGTCCTTGACTTCTTGGTAGAGTTTAGGGTCAGTCGGCGTAGGCATTTATATTATAGGAATAAAAATATTTATATATTACAAAAGAACTGGTAAATGCCTGAAAAGATAAAATATCCTTCTTTGAAGGAATATGCTAAACGATATTCAATCAGCGTGATAGGAGATGATGGGAAAAAGAAAAGTGTGAATGAATTAGCGTATGATATTTGGGATTATGAAAGTCGGCATAAAGTAAAAAACGGAATGTATCCTTTTTTCAATATTTAGGAAAAAATAAAATATTATAGTATATTATAAAATGAATAAAGTCGCTGGGAAAACTTTTGATATATCTCCTACTTGTGAGATATATACGGGTAATGGATTGGTTGAAGATGGTTTGTATTGTGGTGAGGATACGGAATACTTTTGTTCTAACGCACTCCTAACGAAAGATATTAGGTATATTCGTGAGAAAGCGTGTTGTGGAAAGCATTTCAAAACATTTTATTCGTTGCCGAAGTATAATGGATATTTATTGAAGAAGGACGAAGAAACTGGTAATTGGGTGGAAATTGAAGTAGGAGAGGAAGACATACCTATCCCTGATAGGAGTGTTTTGCCTGAAGAGTTTCTATGGGAAAGAACTGGTAATACAGAGATGCTTTCAATCGCCGAATAAGGATATTCAATAATATTGTGAGACATATCCCCACTATATTATTCCCTATAAATGCGTATCATTACATATTGAAAGATTATCACGATAGTAGGATAAGAGTTTAAAAATCTCATTCGGTTCTTCTATTGATTTCTTAAACCATTCGTTTATCATATCCATAACCTCAAAATCGGTTGTGAGATTGGGATATGCTGTTAATAAATATGAAGGAACTTTGTTGTCGCAATACGCTTCAAGTGTTTTTAATATTTCTTCTCTATCGTCGTCGTGTCGTGTCATCATCATCTCTCCTAAAGAAATATGTTCGCCGTTGAATGTGTTATATGATTTCGCACATCTTCTATCACCACATTCCTCACAGGTGAAACAATCACGCAATAAAGGACAATAACCATATTTATCTCTTTTTGAGGAGTATCTGTTTCTACCACACAATAAGCATAAAGGATTTCTATTGACATACTTCTTCTTCCAATTTTGTATTTGGATAGTTTCTGCGTGTTGATTGAATAATCTTTGTGAGCGTTCCTTTTCTTTTTTGTTTTCATCTTGAAGTTCTTTCGCTATGATTTCCAATTCTTTATATTTACGCAGGAGTTCGTCTGCTTCGTATTTCTCTTCCAACTCCTTATGAAGTTTATCCATCTCTTCGTCTTTATCGTTTAATGCGACATTTAACTTTCCAATTTCATCGTCTTTCTCTTTTATCGTTTCATCTATCTCCTGTTCTAACGACCAAACCTCCCTTTGTAAGTCATCGTTCATTTCTTCCAATTCACCAATACGCTCGTTTTGGAAATCTTCAGGAGTGTTGAATATTTTCATCAATCCTTCTTGTGCTTGTTGAGCGTCATAGGGGGTATAGTCATCTGTAGGAAGATGATGCTGAAGAGCGAAAATTATCCCTGCGGATAGTTGAAGAGTGTCGTTGCGGTTCATCGGTTATACACAGAATAAAGAGATTTCTTTAAATACTTTTTTATGAAATAATGCTATATTATTTTTTAGGCACAAAAATATAGTATTAAAAATATTTAGTAAATAGGGTCTAAAGAACTGGTAATTATGGGTGGGTTGGACTAATCTTGAAAAAGGATAGGTAGAGGGAAAGATTTCCTTTGCTGGAAAGAACTGGTAAATATCCTTTGCGAAAGAACTGGTCTTTAATCTTAAAAAAAATAATGCGTGAGACCATATACGCTCACATATTATTTCAGTCGTCTTCACTATCGCTCTCGTCTATGCTGTAGTTGAATGAACCCATCAGTTCAACCTCTTCATCATCACCATATTTTTCTTCGTTGATATAAAAATAGCGGTGTCCCAGTAAGAAAAGCGTTGTCGCTATGTAATTCACAGGCAGACGGCAGGTCTTACCTAATTTGAGATTTTTGTCAATCTCTTTCTTCTCTGTGAGCGTAATAGCATCACAAAAGCGAACGATGTTGCCGAAGGCGTGGTAGATGAGTGTCATTATGCGGGTTATGATTAACTATATAGAGGTCTCTTTATATTCTTTTCTAATATAATATTTATAGCACAAAAATATAGGGGCATGTGGATATATAGTAAATAGATCGCATTTACTAAATATTTTATTTAGGTAATTTTGTGCGAGAAATATAATATAGTAATTATGTATAAAAAGAACTTAAAGAAACCTCGTATATACTTACTATAACCGACCAAATGCCCCGCCACCCTACGAAGAAGACCGCCGTTGCCGTCGTTGCCCCCGTTGCCGTCGCCCCTGTTGCTGACGAAGAACCCGAAGAGGTTGCCGAACATCTCTGCTCTACCTGTGGCGAGATGGTTGATGTCATCGGTGAGACCGAGTGTCTCAAATGTCAAACACCCCCCGTTGTTGCTGACGATGAACCGAGTGAAGACGAAGAAGAAGAAGACCCTGTAGTCGCTATGTTGAGACAGCAAGAGCAGACACTCACCGAGCAAACACTTTCTAACATTAAGAAAAATTATGAGAGCGTAAAAGGTGATGTTGATATGTTAGAGCAGAATAAAATTGAACTCTACAAGCAAATCAGTATGATAGACGAAAGAATATCAAAGATGAGAGCAAACGCACACGAGAAAGCGAGTGAAGAAAATAAACCCATCAAAATAAAGTTAGACAAGGTTAAAGCGACTATAGCGACTTATTTAGGGCAGAAGGTTAAGAAAACCGCAGAGCGTAAAGCGTCAGGCGAAGTAGTGAAAGCAAAAACTTCTACCTTCTTCAGTCGCAAACCGCTTAATGAAATGGTTAATCAAAATACCCGCTTCATATACGAGCAGAAAAAAGGTTGTGTCTTTAAAAAATATTGTCTCATCAGTAAGAGCGAGAACTGCGTTTATGAGTGTGATGAAATCGGCACGATAAAAGGTCAGGCGTTTAGGTCGCTGA